TAACAGAAGAGAACAAAGAAAAACTAATCAACGAAGCCGCAGAAGCATTTGAACTAGTGCTAGATAGACTCCTAATTGATCGCGAAACAGATCCTAACAGCAAGGGTACAGCAAGGCGCCTTGCTAAGATGTACTTTAACGAAATAATGGCAGGTAGATATGAACCAAGACCAGATGCAACAGCATTTCCAAATGATTCGCAGGATCGTTACGAAGGTATGTTGGTTGTTCGTAGCGAGCTTCGTAGTATGTGTAGCCATCATCACCAGCCCGTTACTGGCGTTGCTTATATTGGTATTATTGCTGCCGAGAAACTTATTGGGCTTTCAAAATACACAAGGATCGCCCAGTGGTGTGCCCGAAGAGGAACTCTCCAGGAGGAACTTTGTAATGACATTGCTAGGGAAATCCAAAAAGCAACCGGAGCAAAAGACCTAGGTGTTTATATCCAAGCAACACACGGTTGTTGTGAGAATCGAGGCATTATGGCACACTCTAGTTTGACGCAGACTACTGTGCTAAAAGGTGCGTTTAAAGACGACCCAGGAACTAAGAAAGAGTTTATGGATAATATTAAACTACAACAGGAGTTTGCGCCAAGATGAGCACAGCTAAAGATATTATGGATCATTTTATTAACCGTGCTAAGAACTTGCAAGAGTTTACAGTATGTGTTAATATACCACATGATTTTAGATTTAACGGCACTGTGCCGTTTGATATTAATATTAAAGACGACGAAATTGAAGCTAAAGTATGGGCTGTAGATTTTGAAGAGGCTATTAATCGTTTAGACGAATGGATTGAAACATGCAAGTAACATATCAAACACCTGCTGAAGGCATTATGAAAACAAACGACTGGGGAGACAGTAAAGTCTACCGAATTGCTTGTGAGTGCGGAGGAAGCGACCACGATCATCATATATGGGTAGAGGCAGATGAACATGATGTTACTGTTACTGTTTACACAACTGTAAAAAGCAACTGGTGGAGTAGAACTCGCTGGCATGCTATTTGGACTTTATTAACAAAAGGCTATATTGATACAGAGTCTACAGTAATCTTGAAACGCCAACAAGCATTTAACTATGCTCATACACTATTAAGTGCTATAGAAGATGTAGAAAAATTTAGGAAAGAACGAGATGTCAAAAATAAAAATAGCTGAACTATTTTATAGCATACAAGGTGAAGGACGGTACATGGGTGTTCCGTCTGTTTTCTTACGTACATTTGGTTGTAACTTTAAATGTGCCGGCTTTGGCATGCTGAAAGGTACATTAAGCGGTGAAGCAGATGTACTAGCAGAAAAACAAGAAAAATATAATAAATGGACCACCTATAATGAACTTCCCCTTGTTAGTACTGGTTGCGATAGCTATGCTTCTTGGCATCCTAGCTTCAAAGATCTTAGCCCTATGATGGAAACAGACGGCATCGTCGAGCGCATCATGGAGATACTTCCATTTAATGAATGGCAAGATGAACATTTAGTAATTACCGGTGGCGAGCCACTGTTAGGCTGGCAACGTAGCTATCCTGATCTGTTGAATCATCCCAAGATGAAAAATCTTAAAGAGATTACATTTGAAACAAACGGTACTCAACAGCTCGCTCCAGAATTCAAACATTACCTAGGCGAATGGACTGCCGAACACTGGGATAGAGAAATCACATTCAGTGTCAGTGCTAAACTGAGTTGCTCAGGTGAGAGCAGAGACGAAGCCATTCAACCTGCGGTTGTATGTGAATATGAAGAAGTTGGCTACACGTACCTTAAGTTTGTAGTAGCAACAGAAGAAGATGCAGAGGAAGCAATTGAAACAGCAGATATTTATAGAGCCGAGGGGTTTACAGGACCAATTTATCTTATGCCAGTTGGTGGGGTGGAGTCTGTGTATACTCTTAATAATCGTCGTGTAGCAGAACTAGCTATGAAAAATGGCTTGCGCTACAGTGATAGGTTACAAGTGCCACTATTTAAAAATGAGTGGGGTACATAATGAAAAAATTTATTAAGAAAATATTTGGTATTGAAAAACTGGAAGAAGAAAAACAGGCTTTACTAGAAGCCCGAGATAAAGCCATTGCTGAAACAGTTCGAGCCCAAGAAGCAGAAGAATTGGCAAAACTAAGCCCAAAAGAACGTGCAACTGCTAAAAATGAACCTTGGGTTTCGGTTTTAAATACCCATGTTAATAAAGAAAACATTAGAAATGGATTTTTTGAACTTGACTGGAACGAACAATTTATTTTACAATTAAAACAAGCTGGATACGGTTTTGAAGGTGATCCGGACGAAGAGATTGTGGATAGGTGGTTTAGAGAGCTAGCCTTAAATATGCTAGCAGAAGCAGGTGTATCTGAGCCTAATAGACACAATGCAGGTTATATCAACGTAACGAAACTTGCTGGTGGCAAGGCACAGATAGAATGACATATATTTTAGTAGATACGGCAAATACATTTTTCCGGGCAAGGCATGTAATACAAGGGTCATCCGATATTAAACTCGGCATGGCCTTTCATATTACTTTCAATTCGATCAAAAAAGCATGGCAAGACTTTAATGGTAGTCATGTAGTATTCTGCCTCGAAGGTCGTAGCTGGCGTAAGGATTTTTACAAGCCTTACAAAGCCAACAGACAAGAAACTCGTGCGGCAATGACCCAAAAAGAGCAAGAAGAAGATAAAGTGTTCTGGGAAGCGTTTGACGAATTTAAGTTGTTTATTAACGAAAAAACTAATTGTACAGTCTTGCATCATCCTCAACTAGAAGCAGATGATTTGATTGCTGGCTTTATTCAAAATCATCCAAATGACAATCATGTTATCATTTCAACAGATAGCGATTTTTACCAGCTCATTGCTCCTAATGTAAGTCAGTACAATGGGGTACAAGAACATCATATAACGCATAAAGGTATTTTTGATGCTAAAGGTAAACTTGTTGTCGACAAGAAAACAAAAGAGCCTAAAGAAGTTCCGAATCCAGAATGGCTCTTATTTGAAAAATGTATGCGTGGTGATACCAGTGATAATGTCTTCTCAGCGTATCCAGGTGTGCGTACTAAAGGCAGTAAAAACAAAGTGGGTCTTACTGAAGCGTTCGAAGACCGTAAGAGCAAAGGATATTCGTGGAACAATCTCATGCTTCAGAGGTGGGTTGACCACAATGGTGTCGAACATCGTGTGTTAGATGATTATCAGCGTAATGTCAAACTATGTGATTTATCTGCACAACCCGATGATATTAGAACTATTATTGACGTAACTGTTAAAAATAATGCTATACCAAAAAATATTTCTCAAGTAGGTATACGCTTACTAAAATTTTGTAATACTTGGGATATGAAAAAAATTGCAGATAATATTCAGCAATACGCTGAACCTTTCCAAGCAAAATATCAAGGAGAATAATATGGCGCAATGGACAGTTAGTACATACTACAAAAAATCGTGTCAAGAAGTTGAACACTGGGTTCGCCGAGAAGGTGGAGGCAAAATTACAGTTACTAACGGTTTCCGTTGGGGCACATGGACTGTAGAAACATCAGATGACAATCCGCCAGAGTTTGAATTCACAGAAGTTCCCGGCGGGGATGGTAAGAAAGACAGTATCAATATGTTAGACTGCGAATATAACAATATTGAAAGCGTTGAACTTATTAGTATGGATGACGGCGGTTGCTGGTATGATATTGAATTTAGCGGTCTTACTCTAGAAGAGGAAGAAGAGATTCAAGAGTTTATTGATGAAAACAGTGTCTGGGAATTAGAAGAACGTGAAGACGGTTGGTACAACGATGAAACTGAATGGTGGATCTGGGGGCCGATCGAAATTAAAAACGAAGACGATGAAACTGTACGTATTATTTGTGCAGACGAAGATGGCAATGTAGTAGATTTTAAGGACGAATAATGGGAAGCGGTGATAAATTCAGTATCGGCATTGTTAAAGGTTTTGGCCTAGCAGTATTTGTTGATCGGTTCCCTCATGCTTTATCAATTACACTGATAATTGGATGGTTTCAAATTTACATGGGCTTTGGTAAGGGATATGACGAATGAGTAAAGTATATCTAATCAAACCCTTACACAAAAAGAGTATCTGCTGGCACATTGAAATGTACCGCGAAAATGCAGACGGTTCCATTAGCTGGTTTAATATCGATGATCACTATCGTTGGGGACAAGGTTTTGTTGAATACGATGCAGATGTTAATTTGCCTATCGAAGGCGATGCACAAGCCCACGCTAAGACAGAGTTTGGCTGGGGTGCAGAACTAGACGACCAACACGCTTGTTGGTTTGAGTTTAGCGATGATATATCCGAAGAAGAACAAGAGCAAATTAAAAAGTGCTACCTTGAGGGTGACGAAGATGAAGAATGGGAACGTTCTGGTGCGGCTTGGCTATTTGACGCAGAACACGATTGGCAAGTTGAAGATGACTATCTAATTATCGATGCACCGTATCAAGTTAGCCTTTGCGAAGATGATGGCACTGTTATTGAAGAAAATGTTAAACTACGTACACGCGAAGAAGTTATAGAAGCCGCACGTAAATGGCAGGAAGAAAATATGTCCACTAAATGGCCATTTGGCCCAGACAGCGAAGGCGGCGAGACCGACTAAAATAAGAGATAAATATATGCGTACATTAATAGAGTGCCTAAGGGGCTCTTATAAAGGGGACTAAAATGACAGAAATACACGCAAAGCCGATTGTAGACGGCAAATTTTGGATCGTAGAAGAAGCAGGTGTAAAAGTTGCTACTTTACACAAAAAAGAAAACAATAAATTCTTACTCAGTAGCACAACTGGAGAAATTTTCTTTAACAAAAAAGATGACTTAAAAAAACATTTTGGTAAAGATTTTTTTCAAACAGTTAAAAAAATTAAGGTATCTACAAGTACAGAACCTAATGAGTGTCACGGATTTGTTACCAGTTGCTCACCATACAATGCTATGTATGATATTAGACGCAAGCTACCATTATTCACCAAATCAAATGCTAGTAAGAGTTTGTATTGTGCAGGGTATTATATAATTAAATTTAATAAAGGTTGGGTTAAAAGTTTCTGCCCTAAATTAATTACTTTAGAAAGAAACGAGTTTAAAGGCCCTTTTAAGACGGAATTAGAAATGAAGGCGGTGCTTGCCAATGCAAAATCAGATTAATTTAACCCCTATAACACAGTTTGCTCAAATTGTAAAAAGTGCTGAGTCAACTCAATCTAAAGAAGTTAAATTATCTATTCAACAGGCAAGGGCACTTAATTTAACACTATTAGAAATGTTAGACAAACTAAATCAAGATTACGAATCATTGTTTAATTTGTTGAAAAAAGCATCTGATCCGGAAGTAATTAGTATACAACTAGATGGTGGTGGGTTCGAACAGCCAAAATAAGATAAATATATGCGTAGATAATGAGGATACGCATATGAGCAGACCTAAACCAAAAATTTTACTCGAATACACAAATAAAAAAACATACAAATCTGAACAAATTTTGGAGGCGGAGGCTATCTGGGCGGTCTTTTATAAAGGTGAGCCATTCAATCTTAAAAGTTTTAGTAGTATTGTAAGCTACCCTGGGCCAAAATACAAAAAGGTATCGTTCTCCAATCCCGGTCATGCTCATAATCTTGCTAAAAAATTAAATTTAACATTTGGTACAAAAGACTTCCAAGTTGTAAAATTAACTCAAGGAACTATTATTTCATGAATTTAACAAGAGATGTGCTTACTAAAATATTCTTGCAACAATGGGGTAAGAGCATTGATGAAGCAAATGTTAAATTATTTTCTAGAAAATGGTGGCAGTCAAATAGAGTCAACAAGCCGACTGCCCTTAGATTAACTGATGAAGGTTTTGAGTTCTTAACTAATACGTTAGAAATCAAAATGTATGAAATTC